CGTCTGTCGTTTCTTGCTGGAAGAACCGGAGCAACAATAGTAGATGACCCGCCTTGAGCAACGGGCTTCCACGGTCCAGCCGTCGCCTTCTCTACCCGCGCCTTGATGGCGGCGATATGTTCTGGAGTCATGATTGCTCCTTTGCCGCACGGGCGGCGGCTTCGTATTCTTCTCGGCTTGATCTTTTAGGGAACAAACCCATACGCATGTCATAAGCAATGTGCGCCGAAATGCTGTAGGCGGGGCCGGTCGTAACAGCGGACCGAATACCGTCAATGTCCTCGTTAAGCGCCTCAAATGAATAGCCAGAATTGTTTTTGCCGATCCACGCGGCCATATGGTCTATGTGGCCGATGGCGACCTTCAACGCGTTTTCTTTTTTCGCAGCCAGCGCCTCGGCCCTCTCGGCGCGTTCGGTTAAGGCTATGAGGTCGGTGTGGATGGCGGCGAATGCATCCGGAAATTTATGGGCGATAAGAGCGGCCAAAGAGTTCAACTCCCGATCCCCAAGTTTTATGATGAACAGAGGCGCATCTGCATTCCATTTCGTCCACGGTGAGCACTCCTGCCCATCCCGGCCTTCTATGACGCCAGCCTGAATTAGTTCATCCAAATCTAGATTCATGGTCGCCTTCATCATGGCGACTAGCTGCTTGGCTTTTGGTGTTCTCTCATCCATCACGCACCGCCTTTCGCGTCATAGGCGGCGAGGATGGCGGCGATATCGATGCGAATAAGTGTGTCGTAAACCGACGATGTGTCCTTCATCCGGATCATCCGCAATTCTTCGTCTGCCCGGCGCAGCGCCTCAATGGCCTGCCGGAGCAGGTCGTCATCGGGGAGGTGGACCCGATAAGCCACCGGCTCCGATACACCCGTCTCGCTACGCAGGTCTTTCAACACTGCGTCAAAAAGCTGTTCAGGCGAAACAAGCTGGAACTTGTCTCTCATCAGATAACCAATGGCGAAGTATCCAAGTTTTAGGCGATTTATTTTCTTCGCTGCAGATTTAACCCGATCATCCGCTATTCCCCATTCTTCGTAGGAGTCGTCGGCGTAGTTGTACGAAGCCGCGGAAATGTCTTTGACGATTGCCGTAAGTTCATCGAACGTGGCATTGTTCCAGATAGGGGCAGAGATTTCTACTCCGCCGATCTTACTTTCTTCCTCAGTCATAGTGGGTTCTTCCTTGCGGCGATTTTGTCTGCGACTGCTTTGCTTTCGCTCGAACGATCGACGAGGATTTGATCGGCAAAATCGAGAAAAGACAGAAGTGTATTCTGGTACCGTATCCGGTACTCTTCGAGAGTAGGAGATTTTTCTCCATCTTCACCGCCGGAAATTACCCTTGAAATAAACGACAGGGCTATAGCTGCAGTCATAGCCGACCAAATCACACAATTGGCTGGGACTTCGACTTTCAGGTTTTTCATCACGGCATCGAAGGCGGCAGAACAACTGCCGCACCCACAGATATTTGTGGGATAGGTTTCTTCTCCATCAACGATCTTGCAGAAAAAACGGCCTGGGTCAATCATTTTCAATTTCCTTTTCGAGTGTGCGCATGAGACGCTGGATGCGTTTGAGAAAGAGAAGCATTGCGTGGACGGAGGCTATCTTGGAATCATATAAGAAAAAGTCCCCATGAAACCAAAGTCGCAAGACCATGGACCAAGGCGACTGGCTACTATTGCAAGAAATGCCTGAATACATAGTTATTGGGCAAATACCGCAATTAATATCTCCCCATTGATTGATATTAACTTGGCAAAGAGCGCATTCGTCCGCACCGATATTTTTGACAGTAAGAGTTCCATTTTTTGCTAGTCGTTCGTTTTCCGTCCAATGCCTAATGGAAGCATCAAGCGCCTCGTTAAGGTCTTTCCTACGTGAAGCCACGCGAGAAATATACCACCTACGAAACACTATTTTTTGCTCTTTGGTAATCTTTTGCATTTGTCTTCTCCTAGATATAGACGTAAACAGCAATTGCTATAATCGAGCCCTGACCCTTAAAGTCTTCCACGAGCTTGCGCGCATGGGCTTGTGTCGTAACAAGAGCTGGATTGTTCGGGCGGTCATAGTCTTCTCCATCCCAAGCCGAATATTCTGTAGGGATATACCTGCGCAGAATGTTCTGCTTCTGCACGTGGAGAAGGGAGTACCCGAGTAGAATTGAACGCGAACTCATGATTAATACCCTGCAAAACGGAGTAAGGCTAACAAGGCCGAAAATGCGATAAGCTGGAAGCATGAAAACTGCATCCAAGCGATCTCGCGGCCGGAAGGAGAAAGCTGGCCAAGAAGAACGACAAATGCTCCGATGGCAATGCCATTCAGCGCAAGACAGAGAGCGAAAATAAACTCGAGCATTGTTCAGTCCTCCCGATCGCGGCACTCGTGCACATGATCAGCGCGAGCATCTTCTTTTTCCGACTTGGTCTTCTTGAAATTCTGAGAAAACCAATTAGTTTCCGTAATCCAAGTTGGCCACCTGTAAGTAGGTATTCCGATCAAAGCACGGCTTTCGTAGATTTCTGCGCAATATTCCAGAAAAGCGGCAGTAACTTGCCACCATTCTGCATCCTTCTGGAAGAAAATTTCGAAATCAAGCTCTTCCGCCAGCCAATCGAGGGCAATTTCAAGCATCTGCTTTTTATCGCCGCCGTGAGCTCGAAGTTCTTCTGCCGCTTTTCCAAGCGGGCCAGGCTTTTCGACTATGAGATACTGAGTCATGTGTAATCCAATCCTAACAGTGCGAGCAAATCATCATCGGTTTCTTCTGGAGCTGCCTTGCGACTTATAATTTCCGGCAAAGCCGCCAGCCGTTTATTTTCTTCTGCGATCGCAGTGAGCATCTGCGCTTCAGCAATATTGATTGCGACCTGTAGGTCTGTCGCCGCCCCGTGGCCGGAAAGATAAGCAAGGCTAGACCCACGAACGCTAAGCACGTCATAGGCAACGTCAAGCGATACGCGATATACGTCTGCTACTTCAACGTAATGCACTGACCAATTTCTTACACCGGCGGGGATTGTAAACTCGTAACGGCTGATCGGAATGGACATTATTCTAACCCCAGAAGTGAAAGCAGCTCGTCAGCAACCTGCGCGGCTGATGGTTTGATTTCCTTCGCCGTCGCAGGATAACGCTTGACCTGCGTTGTCGTCTGCAGCAGCTTGTGAATGAGAATGAAATCCGTGGGGAGCAAGCCGCGATCATCTGCTGGGGCATTGCACCGGCGATTGACCTCTTGATGGATGATATTCTCGATAGCCGACATGGGCAAGCTCCCCGACCAAAGCCCTTTTTGGACTTCAAGCTGGAAATTTCCTGTCGAGGGGTCGAACCGCATTTTAAACTCTAACGTCTGTGGACTACGCATTTTTTAATCTCCATGATTTACGTAGGTTAAAGAGGCCGCATCTCGATTATTTCAACGGGGATAATGTGGAAACCGTACTGATTTACGATTGCTCTGGCAACCAGTGCGGCATCTTGCTTTGAAAGAGCTACTTCAAGAACATTCTCTTCCACACGAAAAAGAAAAATCCTTTTCCGCTCCTTGTATTCCGCATCAGTCTCGAATGGATTTCGGGAAAGCCTAAGTTTCCAATATCGCTTGGTTTCAGCAAAGGTCACGACCATCATGCTCACCGCAGCAAGTTCTGGCAAACTTCTGCCGAATAGGTTTGTTCGCAAGTTTCCTGCGCAATTCGCTGTTGTTCGCCGTCATGAATGAGTCCTGCAGCAAACAGCAAGATGGCAAGAACAAAAAGTACTGGATGCCGTATCATTGTCCTGCCTCCACAAGTGCCAGCCGCAGGTCGATTGCGTTGAGCAAACCGAACAGAGTAGCTGGACGTGGCCAACGGGTTTTGCCCGAGGCAAGGCGCTGGATAGTTGACTCCGTGCAGCCCGCCTTTTCGGCAAGGTAGTCATACGTCAACTGCGAGCTGAATATCCGAAGCCGGAGGGTTTCGATCAAATGCTCGGCTTGCGTGAAGCTTTGCGGGCGATTGGACTTGATGTGAATAACCTTTGCGGTCATTTTAATCTCCTATTGGGTTGAAACTGGTTTGAGCGGGAGGAGGACGCGGAACCTTTCTCCTCCCGCTCGGGTCAGGCATTCATGGAGTAACGCCTAACCAATGCTTGCGGGGTCTATCGACTTGTCAGCAGGAACAACTGTGATATCCCATACCTTAGACCGAACACCCCAGTGCTTTGCGGCAATATTCCTTGCCGAAAGAGCCGTTTCCGCTTGGCATTCCCACCGCTTGCCCCGATAAAAACAGACATAGTTATTCATCTTGCGGCTCCTGCCCGGTAGTACGGCTTACCGCGGTTATACGACCAGCGGCTATTCCCGCCGAAATGCTCGATCGACCGTTGCGCTTGCACATCGGCCATCTCGACTGTTGCCCAGTCATCCTCCCAGCGAGCCTTTAACAGTTCAGCTTCGATAAAGGTGATTTTCGCAACCCCTGTCTTAGGGTCATAGTCTGGTTTGCTCGCGTATTGCCGAACATCTTCAATCGCGTCTGCATCGTTCTGCATCCGATCCGGCTTGTTGTACCTTATGTTATAGTTACTCATTTTAAAATCTCCATGATTGTTGAGAGTCTTTCGTTTCGAGGGCTTGGGCTAGCGTTTCCAGTCGTTTGTGTCGCGTTCGCTAGCCCAAGGTTCTTTCCCCCGTGCTACTTCATCCTAGCCTCCTTCTCGGGCAGAACCCGCTTGCAAAAACATGGTCCAAGGCGTCATATTTCATGCGCCTCGCCCGTCATATCATGGGCATACCTAGCTGTCAATGTGGGTTAATCAGGTCGATCATATCGTTACGGCTCGTACCCCTACGGTATCCCGTAACGTGCATCCCTAACCAATGCGCTAATGATTTCCTAACCATTCGCCTATTCATCGTTAGGTGGCATATGTACCTACTCGTATGTGAATGGTATGACGCAACTGAGCATACGTTTCACCATGGGAATGATATGACCGGCTCTCCTCGCCAATCCGTTTTTAGAAGTTAGGCTTAAAAAAAAAAAAATATATATAAAAACTTATATGTATCACGTTTTGAGAGACAAGCGCCGCGAGGTTTGAAGCATAACTTTCACATGGGGAATGGTATGACACAACTCGCCATACGTTTCACAGACGAGACTACGCATATGCCACTTTTTGCAATATAGGATGCAGACTAGCGAATGGTTAGCGAAATGGCTAGGGGAATGTGTTAGGGCAAACGCTAGGGAAATGCGCGGGGACTGGTCGCGCGCGTGCATGTGTGGATGGATAATGGCGGCAATGGGCATACATTCGGCCATATCCGGTCATGGGCGCGTTTTGTTGGCATGGATGGTGGAATCCATCATGCCGCAATTTGCACGCGTTGACGGGGCCTTCACGGCCGTTTCATGCGTATGCCTGAAACTAGACAGCAAAAAGGCCGGACTGTTAATCCGGCCTTCTGTTGGCTGCGCTATGCGACGGCTAGGTTATTCGCCGTTGCCTGCCGTGTCTTCCGTGGCTGTTTCGTCGCTAGACATCAGTGCCTCGATGTCAATTTCGCCCATATCCGGCGTGACGCGGGCGGCGACGACTTCTGCAGCCTTAATCATAAACCGCGCCTTGTTCTTCTCCAGATGTTTGTCAACCATAGCGCGCATTGCGTCCTTCTTGACGGTTGACTTGGCGCGGCCGATTTTCTTCAGCGCTGCTTCAATTTCCGCAGTGGCCAAAGCGAAGGCTTCGCGTTCAACCGCATTGCTGCCGGTTGACGCATGGGACTGTGCAATTTCACCGGCAAGAAGGCTGGCCAATTTCTTTTTGGCCAGCGCCATCTTGTTTGCGTTGCGCTTGGTGGTATTGGCTTCAACCTTGGCTGTCATTGCGCTGTGCGCGTCATTCAAGATTTGCTTTAGGCCATAGATCCAAATGTAGTCGTTGACCTTGGCATTTGCCTTCAGCGCCGCGAAGTCAACCGACAGTGCACCTGCAGAGCCAATTTGAATAGAGGAAGTCATTTTCATTCTCCATGTATCGGGCGTGATTGCCCTGAGATAGGTGCGCTAACACCTATCGCAATGAAATCACTGTTCGAAAGTGTATGCGACTGCTCGCAAACAAAATCTTGGATAATTTGACTCCAAGATAAATTCGCCGTCAAGATTATGGCAGGACCATTCCAGCTTGCCGCGTTCTATAACCCTGCAGCGGGTAAGTGTGCCTACGATTTTTTCGTCAGCCGTGCGGTATACGTTAGCAAATTGCGTCGCGTCGTCAAGAGTCACGTGGTACTGTGTGCCGGATATGGTGCGAACCTGGATAAGCATGGCGCGGTATCTCCGTGGTTGTTGATCGAATTGTAATGGCATACGTTTCAACGTCAACCCACATTCGGATTCGTGCAGCGCCAGTCTGTTCACACATTGTAACACGTTGTAACATTGCGTGATAGGACCTGCGCCATGCCAAACCTGCAACCATTCGCGGGTAATACAACCTTTACGCGACCTGGGAAATTTCGGCAGGGTGGACACCGGGGGTCAGGGACTCCCATGCGCGCGAGGGGACCCCCATCCTACAAAAATCCCTTAGTAGTAGAAACATCATACCTTTCACATAGTGAAACATATGCCGCAATCCGGAGAAATTTTCGCGGAGGGGGATTGACAAGCGGACGGGCGCGAGGTAGGGATGGAGGAACGCGGGCGGATTGCTCGAGGAGATTGCAATGGCTGATGAAATCGATCTGGAGGAACTGGGGCTGGACTTGCCGTTTTACGGCGTAGGACCTGGCCGGAAGCAGATTGACCCTCGGCCGGAGTACAAGCGCGAGCTGACGATGGCGGATTTGGCTATGCCTCCGGTAGCTCCGGCTGCACCAACGCAGATTAAAAGCCTCCGCGACAGTCATCATGCAATTGCGCGGTGTCTGGCAACAGGGATGAAGGACGCTGATGTCTCGGCGGTGACAGGGTACAGTCTCAGCCGCTTGTCGGTGTTGAAGGCTGACCCGACGTTTGCCGAGCTGGTCGAGCACTATCGAGCTCCTACTGCCGGTCTTGTCAACGACTTCCGCGAGCGGATGGCAAATGTAGGCATGGACGTTCTCAGCCTGATCGCAGAGAAGATCGAGGATGAGCCGGAGAAGCTCAGCATGGGGCTCCTCAATGAGCTACTCAAGACCATGGCAGACCGTACAGGCCATGCTCCTCAGCGCGGTCCGACAACGGCTGTGCAGGTTAATGTCACTGTCAACGAGCGGATCAAGGCAGCTCGCGAACGGTTGGCAAATCGCTTCGGTGTGTCAGCGCCGATGATTGAAGCAGGCTCGACAGGGAGTCAGTAAGTGCTCGACTCCTCCCCGATCAATGATGAACTCCTTGCCGACCTGCTTCAATTTGAGAACGATCCACTTCAGTTTGCGTACTACGCATTCCCTTGGGGCGAGGTTGATACTCCACTAGCAAAGTATACCTCGCTCGAACCGTGGCAAGAGCAAATCCTCAAGGATATTCGAGACGGAATGCTTTCGGTTGAGGAAGCTATTGTCCGTATCTCCGTCCGCTCAGGCCATGGTATTGGCAAGTCGGCCCTGATCTGTATTGTGATCCTGTGGGCGATGCTCAAGCCTGATACTCGAGGCGTAGTCACCGCGAACACCGAGCGGCAGTTGAGGACTAAAACCTGGGCCGAACTTGGGAAGTGGTACAACATGTACATAGGCAAGGAGTTGTACAAGCTCTCTGCCACTGCTCTGGTATCAGCGGATAAGTCAAAGCAGCTTACATGGCGCATTGACATGATACCTTGGTCGGAGGACAACTCGACCGCCTTCGCAGGTCTGCACAACCAAGGCGGACGCCTCCTTCTTATCTTTGACGAAGGCTCTGAAATCCCCAAGATCATCTACGAAGTTGCCCGCGGCGCATTGTCCGACGCTAATACTCAGATCATCTGGCTAGTCTTCGGCAACCCGACGCTGAACACTGGTGAGTTCTACAACATGCACCAGAAGTCCGAGGACAATCCTTGGATTTGCTACGCAGTGGACTCGCGGCAAGTCTCTTTCACAAACAAAAAAGAACTCGAGCGGCAAATCAGGGTCGAGGGCATTGACTCAGATATTGTCAAAATCCGTATCTTGGGCGAGTTCCCCTCACAGGGTATGGCGGAATTCCTCTCCAGCGTAATGATCGCGGAGGCAATGGCGAGAGAAGACCCCGAGGACCCAAGGGAAGAGTTAAACATTCCAGTAGTCATCGGTGTCGACGTTGCTCGTTACGGCACGAACTACTCTGTTCTTTACCCACGGCGAGGCCGAAACGGTCGTTTGCCTTACGAGAAGTACTCCAAGATCAACACGATGGAGCTTGTAGACAAGATCATCGCAATGATGGCACTCTACCGGACCAATCTAGTCGCGGTTGACGGAGGCGGTGTTGGTGGTGGCGTACTCGATCGACTTCGCCAGCTTGGGCACAATCCAATCGAAGTCCAATTCGGTTCTGCAGCGACTCCAACCGCTGCTCAGTCCTCTCCGGACAAGGCGAAATACTTCAACAAGCGGGCCGAGATTTGGGGCGGGATTAAGACCTGGCTTCCGCACGGCAGACTTCCGCCCGGTGATACCGAGCTCAGCACGGAACTCACCTCTCCGCAGTACACCATCCGTAATGAGGACACCATTCAACTCGAGTCCAAAGAGACGATGGAGTCTCGTGGAGCGGTTTCGCCCGACATTGCCGACGCACTGGCGATTACTTTCGCCATACCTGTGACCAATTACATCCTCAATGACCCCGCCATGTTTGGCAATAACCAGTCTCTCGTGCAGGGGTTAGACCACAACTCACTCGAGGGGTTTGTTACTTATATGTAAGTGTATGAAGTTTCTTCGCAACCCATTGACAAATCACAAGACTCGTGGTTTATTGTAGCTGAAAAGGTGGATTTGATATGCTCGAGTTAATTCCTGGGAGCTTGTACGCTATCGGAGCTTTCGTTCTCGCTCTGTGGCTTGGCGAAGTAAGGATTGCTTACCTTTGCCTTCTCGCTTTGGGCGCTTCGTGGCAGGCCATGTCCCCAATTCCTCGTATCCGCGACGTTGCTTGGCCGCTTGCGGTAGGCCTTTGGGTCGTGGTTGGTCTCATTCTCGGATGGAAGGTTTTCTAATCATGTGTATCGGTTCTGTGAAAGCTCAGCCTCTTCCGCCGACACCTCCGGCTCCGCCCACAATGTCTGATCCTGCCGTTCAGCGCGCGCGCAACGATACTAAAAGCGCACTTACGGGGCAGGGACTGACTTCAACGCAGCTCACTGACAATCTTGCCGGCAAGGGCAAAGGCTCCGAGAAGATGGGCACCGTGAACTAATGGACATTCTTTCCAAAAAGAGAATTGCAGCTCGGCTGGGTTATATGAAAACCCTGCGGGACCCGCATATTCCTGATTGGAAAAGAATTACAGAGGTTATTCGCCCATCTCGCGGCATCTATGACATCGCTGAAGTCGAGAAATCAAAGAAGCCAACTTCGATGGTGAACTCGACACCCGCGACGGCTTCTCGAACCTGCCAGGCCGGTATGATCGCCGGAGCGTCCTCGTCCTACTACCCTTGGTTCAAGTTCGTTCTCGAGGACGAGTCCTTGATGCGTTGGAGTGCGGCTAAGATCGCTCTCGAACAGCGCGAGAAGATTACGATGAAGGCCTTGGCTCAATCGAACTTCTACACGCAACTCGAGGTCGGCTATGGCGACGCGGCTGACTTTGGTAATACCTACGGTATCATCGATGAGCATCCGGTTGAGTTCATAGGCACAAAAATTTACTCGCCGGGTGAGTATTACATAGATGTCAACGATCTCGGTGATGTCTGTGCGCTTTATGTCGAGGTCAAACGTACGGCGTATCAGCTCATCCAACGTTTCGGGCTTAAGCGTGTTAGCCAAAAGGTCAGAAATGACTATGATCAGGGCAACTACGGAAACACTCATACCATCTTGATGGGTGTTGAGGACAACACGTCCTATAACAATGATTTGCAAACTTGGCAGGGCAAGCCTTTCATCAAATTTTTCCATGAGTCGAACAACAAGGAAGATGGTGAGAACAACTTCCTCGAAGTCTCGGGCTATCACGAATGGCCAGTTATTGGTCTTCGTTGGAACTTGTCTTCAAACAATGTTTGGGGCAACGGCCCGGGCCTTATGGCTCTGGGAGACTCCGCTTCGCTCCAGACCCTCGAGTTCCGCGATGCGCAGGCAATCGAAAAAGCGGTCAAGCCTCCGCTCGGAGCTCCTGTTTCGCTGAAGAACTATCCGATCAGTCACGCTCCTGGCGGAGTGACATTCTACGATAATTATGTCGGCTCCAATCAACGTGTTGAGCCTCTGTACACTATGCAGGCCGGCATTCTCGGTGCGCTCGATAACAAGGGTATGCGCTACGAACGCCGGGTGAATGAGGCATACTTCAAAGACCTGTTCCTCATGTTCCATTCAAGTGACCGTCGCGAAGTCACTGCTCGTGAAATTGTTGAGAAGAATGGCGAGCGGCTTACTATGCTCGGGCCAACACTTTCTCGTACACATCGCGAGCTTCTCGGCAAAGCAGTCATGCGGACCTATCGTGTGCTCGATCGGGCTGGAGCCTTTCCGCCTGCGCCGAAGGAACTTTCCGGTCAGAAACTTGGCATTGAATACAGTTCGGTTCTTGCCTATGCCCAGCGGGCTGCCGGTGCAACTGCCATCGAGCGCTTCTTCGGCTTTGCCGGCAATCTCGCGGCTTCCTTTCCCTCCATCCGCCACAAGATCGATGAAATGGAAGCTATGGATATCTACGCAGATGCGGTTGGTGTTCCGGCCACAGTCATGCGGGATACTAAGAAAGCTCTTGCACTTGCAAGCCAAGAAGCCCAAGCTGCGCAGGGTGGCCAGCAGGCCGGAGCCGTTAAAGACATGGCTGCGGGTGCCGAGCTTCTTTCCCGCACGGATACCACTCGTCCGTCAGCGCTTAGCTTCCTCCTCAATCAAGCCGGAGCAGCTTAATGAGCCTTGCAGACCAAATCGACGAACGCGCCCTGCTCGAGGTTCTCCGCTCCTCTACCGGACGGCGCGTCATTCGAGACATACTTGCAATTGCAGGTATCCACCGCATCCCTCTTGTTCGCGGCGACACCGAGGGAACGGCGTTTAATGCTGGCATGATGAACGTTGGCCAGATCATATACGCCAAAGCCGCAGATGTATCCCCGCAACTTACACTACTTTTGCTACAGGAGCAATTCGATGCCCGATCCAGAGACAAAGACAACACCCGAGTCAACACCAGCAACTCCGGCAGCAACACCGATAACTCCGGCGGCGGAAACGAAACCGGCCGAGACACTGAGCAATACGGACTTGGGTTTGACCGATATCCAACCGCAACCGACCTCGGAGAATAAACCGGTCGAAACCGCGCAGGCTCAGACTGGCGCTGTTACTGACCTCGGAGACGAAGCCGGTGAAGAAATCAAGCCTACCGGAACCGAAGAAAAGAAGGCAGACGAGCCACCGGCCTGGGCCATCTACCATGGAGCTCCCGGCGAAGGTGCCGACTATGAACCTCTCACAGCCCCGGATGGTGTCATTCTGGACACCGACTTGGTCGATTATGCTAAGCCGATTGCTCGAGAACTCAACCTTAGCCAGGCTGGGGCACAAAAACTCGTCGATCTCAAGATCAAGGACAACGAACTTCAGGCCAAGCGGTGGGGAGACCACTTGACTGAGCTCAAAACACAGGCTAAAGCTGATCCTGAAATTGGCGGCGCACAGTATGAAAATTCAATCAGACTTGCGAAAACTGCAATGAAAACTTTCGGAGACCCGGAACTCGCGAAGATGATGAACCAATATGGTGTTGGTGCTCATCCGGCAATGATACGCTTGCTGGCTCGTGTAGGGAAGGCAACCGGAGAAACTTCGGCGGTCGGTAAAGGAGAGCCTGGCCCGTCCGGAGACTCATTAAGCCTCTCCAGTGCACTGTATGGTGGAAGTAAATAGCCATGGCCACAATCGGAAATACTGTGGCGACCTATGCTGATGTGGCCAAGCGCCTTGACCCATCCGGCAAGATCGCCAAAATCTTCGAAGTCCTCAATCGCTACAATCCTGTTGTCAAGGACATGCTTGTCCTCGAATGCAACGACGGCACTGGTCACAAGACCACTGTCCGGACGGGTATTCCGCTGGCAACTTGGCGTCTGCTCAACTACGGCGTTCCGCGCGTGAAGTCCACGACGGCCGCTGTGCGTGATGCAACCGGTATGCTCGAAGTCTACGCTGAATGCGACAAGGCCCTCGCCGATCTCTCCGGCAATGCCGACGAGTATCGTGCTTCGGAAGCTGCCCCCATCATGGAAGGCATGACGCAGCAGATGGCGCAGACCTTCTTCTACGGCAATGTTGCGACCAATCCGGAACGCTTCCAGGGTATTGCTTCGCGCTATTCGGATGGTCTTGCCTCTCGCACTCCTTCCGGCGCCAATGTCCTCAACATGGCCGGCGATGATGCTGCCAACAACACTTCGGCCTATCTGATCACGTTCGGCAAGAACGCGACACATGGTCTGTATCCGAAGGGCTCGCAGGCGGGGCTGAAGCATACCAACCTGGGCGAGCAGACCCTCCTTGATAGCGGCGGCGGCCAGTACCAGGGCTACCGTGACCACTTCAAGTGGGACCTCGGCTTGACTGTCCGTGACTGGCGGAAGAATGCTCGCGTTGCCAACATCAAGACCACGATGCTGAACGATGCGACAACGCTGAACCTGCTTCTCCGGAAGTTGATTGATGCTGCCGAAATGCTGCCGATCATCAACGAAGACTCGAATACCGACGATGGCGGCGAGAACCGTTACTGGTACGTCTCCAAGAACGTCCGGTCGGCACTGCGGTTTGCGATCTTGAACAAGATCACGAACAATCTGACGTTCGAAACCGTCACCGGCAAGCGCGTCATGGTCTTCGATGATATCATCGTTCGCAGGAATGATGCGATCATCGAGGCCGAAGCCCTCGTTCCCTTCGTTTAATGGTTGGGCCTTCGGGCCCTCCATCCACCCTTCCTGAAACTCAGTCCTACGGAGAGCAACAATGCTTTTGGACAAACAGAACCTCATGTCGTATCAGCAGGCAATTACTGTCTCTGCTGTTTCGACCGACCAGATCGATCTTGGCCCCAACCACTCGAATTTGGCATCTGGCAACGATCGCCATATTCCGCTGCTCGTCAACGTCGATCAGACCTTCTTGGCTGCCGGCGCTGCGACGCTGCAGGTCCAGGTCCAGTCTTCCAACTCGAGCACCTTCGCCTCCGGTGTTCGCACTCACTGCGACCGCACGTTCACGAAGGCTGAACTTGTTCCGAACGCCAAGCTCGAGCACGGCTTCGACTTGCCGCCGGATGTTCTCCAGTACGTCCGCGTGAACTATGTGGTCGCCACTGGTCCGTTCACGGCCGGCAAGATCACCATCGGCGTTCTGGCCTCCCGCCAGACGAATGTGAATTAACCCCGAACCTGCTGAAACGGAGTAATCTATTATGGCAGATCAGAAAGAAGCAACCGGCCCGACACCGGCTGAAAAGTCAGCGCCGCAGTGGACACGCGATGGAACTGCAATTGAATGCGAAGTCGTCAAGTCGCACCAGACCTCCGGTGGTGGTTTATCCACTGCGGGCGAACGTACCTATTTCGTC